GGCTTCCGATATATCGGGTACCGCCACCGCCACTTCTGAATCTACCCTTGCTTCCTCCGCTTCAATGGATGTTGTTGCCTCTGGTTTAAGTATATTTGCCGGTCACACAGAAGAGTTTGGTTTAGGTACAATCACAGGCACCGCTTCACTTGAAGCAATGGCAAGTATAGAGGCATTTAATAGTATTGCATTTACCGGTGATGTAAATCTTATATTCGATGCACTTATATCGACACCTGCTTACGCCGACATCTCTGGTACAGGTTTAATTACCTCTGAATCAAGTGTAGAGGCATTTAATTCACTCGATGTTACCGCTTCCGGTGTGATGATAACCGCATCCGCAACAACAGAAGATGGTGCTGGTATAGTTGCAGGTTCTGCTCTAATGACTTCAGAGCCTATATTAATTAGTAATTCTTCTTCCGATGTAGTAGCTTCAGGCTTAATTGTATCGGCCGGTTACACTGACCAATATGGATTATCCGTTGTAGGTGGTTCTGCCACCGTCAATGTTATTTCCACGGTTGATAATTATACTTCTTCCGATATAGTAGCTTCAGGGCTTGCCGTAATTGCTTCTTCTGTAACAGAAGATGGTGTTGGTATTATAGGTGGTTCTGCCACCATGACTTCAGAGCCTATATTAATTAGTAATTCTTCTTCTGATATAGTCGCGTCTGGTCTTACAGTATTTGCCGGTCACACAGAAGAGTTTGGTTTAGGTACAATCACAGGCACCGCTTCACTTGATGCTTCGGGTATGGTTGAAACGGCGTCTGTATCTAATATCATTGCCGGAACAACTTCAGTTACTTCTGAATCTAGTATGACCTCCGCTTCTACAATGGATATTACTGGTTCATCCTCTATCATCACTCGATCGGTGGTGGAGAATAATTCTATTATAGATATTGTTGGTAATGCGGTATTGAATATTATTGGAATATCATCTGCATCTGCTTCTTCTGATATTGTTGTAGAGGGTGGCGCGGTATCTGCAATATCTGTTTACGCGCATGGTATAGCATTTAATGTTGCCGGTGCTACTATTGATGTTGAACCTACGGTAGAGGGTATAGGTTCTTCCGATGTAGTCGGTTCAAGTTCAATCTCTACAGAGCCTATGGTTGAATCATTCAATGCATTGAATATATCTGGTACAGGTTTAATTACTTCTGAATCAAGTGTAGAGGCATTTAATTCACTCGATGTTGTAGCCTCTGGCGCGGTTATATCCGCCGCCGGTGTTACTGTTGATGGTGCTGGTATAGTTGCAGGTTCTGCTTCCATGACCTCTGACGCAGTGATCGCCGCACCTGCTTCATCTGATGTTGATGCTTCGGCATCCATTATTTCAATTGCTTCTTTGGAGGCATTTAATTCTGGCTCAATTGCCGGAACTTCTTCTATTACTTCCGATGTTATTACAATCGCTAATACTACATCGGATATTATTGGTACTGCAACTTCTTCTTCTGAGAGTGTTGCGGCCAACGCAGGTTCGTTTGATGTTGTTGTTGAAGGTGCTACCGTTACAGGTGCCTCATTATTTGCCGATGGTGTTGCATTCACCGCATCTGAGGCTACTGTAACTTCTAGTTCAATTAATAATTCTTCGTCTTCATCTAACATTATAGTCAATGGTGTAATTACATCAACCGCTACCAATGAGGTATCGATCACTTCAAATATCTCTGGTTCAAGCTCAATTGATTCCACCTCTGATGTTGAACATGACGGCACCATTACATTGTCTGGTGCAGGCGCATTTAATTCTGAATCAAATACTGAGCATTTACCGATATCTAATATCTCTGGTGCTGGATTAATTACTTCTAGATCTATCGTTACATTAAGTTCTGTATCCGATATGATTGGTTCCGCTCTAATGGATGTAGCTCCTTCTGTTGATAATACAGGCGCTGCGGATGTTGAAGCTTCTGGTCTTACAGTATCGGCTGGTCACACCGATCATTACGGTATATTAAGTATTGGTGCAAATCTTGGTATTGAATCCATAGCAACGAATACCTCTAATGCTTCTATAGACGCGACAGGCACAGTCATAGTATCGTCTACGGCAGTGAATAATGCCCACACTACGGTTAACATTACCACCACAGGCGCGACTATCACTACATCTGAAGTAATACAAAGTGGTGTAGCCGTTCACGCAGGTACTGCTACAATTACTTCCGATGGTGTTGTTACTAATTCTGGTACTGCTGATATTACCGCCACCGGCGCGACTGTAACTCATGGTGAGGCTGAACATATAGGTGTTGGTATAATTGGTGGTTCTGCAGATATTGAAGTTGAACCTATAATAACCAACAATGCGACCTCCGATATAGACGTACAAGGTTCTATTACATCCGTGGGTATGATTATATCCTCCGCAGAATCCGATATAGTCGCCACCGGCGCGACGGTATCACATTCAGAAATTGAACATATAGGTGTAGGTATCATTGGTGGTAATGCTCTAATGACTTCATCTCCTACTGTGGATAATGTAGGTTCTGGTGATATTAATGTCACCTCTCTAATTGAATCTGAATCTAATGTAGACTTCGCGGGTACCGGTAATATTATAGGCTCAAGTATAATTACTTCTGAATCTATATCAACCAATAATGCTGTTGTGGATATTGTTGGTACTGTTTCTGCAACATCCACTGCTTGGGTTGCAATGCCTGATTCTGCCGATGTTGAAGCTTCTGGTCTTACAGTATCGGCTGGTCACACCGATCATTATGTTACATTAAGATTAGTTTCCGGTAATGCTATAACATTCGATGCCAACTCTGTCAGACACGCGGGTGGTACTGGTGATATGGTTGGTTCTGCGTCTGTTGTTGATTCTGGTTCTTCTGTACTACCTGGTGCATCTTCCGATATTACCGGTTCATGTACAGTTACGGCTCTTGGTGGTTTCTTATTAGAAATGACTAATGATCACTTAACAGATAGAAATGGTGTTTACATTACAGATGTAGATGGCAATACAATGGCGTTCAACGCTGTTACTGAATCTGCTGGTTCTGCATTAATTGAAGCTGATAATGATTACATCGCGGCCGGCACTGGTGATTGTGTAGTTAATGCTACAATGACCTCTGCACCGGTGGTTACTAACAATGCGTCTTCCGATATGGTCGCGTCTGGTTTAACTGTATCGGCCGGTCACACCGATCATTACGGTATATTAAGTATCTCTGGTGCATCATCTGCTGAATCATACACATCAGTTGAGATATTTGGTGATGGTGATATTGTTGGTACAGCAACAATAGAGTTTGATGCAATCATTGAATTCGCTGGTACTGGTGATGTGGTCGCGTCTGGTCTTACAGTATTCGCCGGTCATACTGAAAATTACGGTACTCTAAGTATCTCTGGTACATCTACGATGGATAGTGTAGGTAGTACTATTAACAATGCTGTTTCCGACATTATTGTTAATGCTACTGCATCATCTCTATCGTTTGCAACCTCGGCTGGTGAAGCCGACATAATCACTAATGGTGTTACCACCACAGCGGCTTCGACAACCTCTGAAGGTATAGCGTTTAATGGTGGTTCTGCATTAATGACTTCCGATCCTATATTAATTAGTAACTCATCTATTGATGTTACTGCCATAGGCGCCACAATCTCTGTTGGTGAAGTCGAACATATCGGTGTTAGTATAATTGGTGGTGACGCTACCATGACTTCTGATGCCGGGGTCGAATTTGTAGCTTCTTCTGATATTAGTGTATCAGGTTCTATAGAAACNNCNCCAATCAATNTAGCGACAATTGATGTTACCGATCTTGTTCTCGAGAATGGCGATAGCCTAATTGATGAGAATGGTGATAGTATAGTCATTGTTCCTGCGGTGATTAGTGAGGGTATTTCTTCCATTGATGTTGAGGTATCTTACACAGCTGGTGGTTCTGCCGACATCATAGCCTCAGGTGCTAACATTGTATTTGGTGAAAGTGTTATGGCCGGTGCAGGTGTAGTCGGTGGGTCCGCTTCCATAACATCAATAGCTTCAGTGGTTAATAATGTAGAGAGTGACATCGTTGTTAATGCTGTTATGGATTCTACATCAATCATGACTGCGTCCACAGACATTGATGTTGAAGCTTCTGGTCTTACAGTATCGGCTGGTCACACCGATCATTATGGTACTCTAGTTATTGTTGGTACATCATCTGCTGAATCTGATTCAATGATCACCGCCAATACAGAATCTGATATTACAGTTTCCGCCACGGTTGAATCTGATTCAATGATCACCGCCAATACAGAATCTGATATTACCGCTTCCGGTGTTATAATTTCAGCGGCTTCGACAACCTCTGATGGTGCTGGTATAATCGCTGGCTCTGCATCAGTAACTTCTAATGCTTCTGTGGTGTTGAACACTACTTCCGATATTGTAGGTTCATCTTCAATGATTACTGAAGCTAGTGTTATTAATAATACTACTTCCGATATTGTAGCTTCATCCACCGTTGACATAACTTCAACTATAGCATCTAATTCTGAAGCTGATGTTGAAGCTTCTGGTCTTACGGTATTTGCTGGTCACACCGATCATTATGTTAATATAAGTATTGTAGGTAATAGTTCAACCGTGGTTGAACCTACTAGCACAATATCACCTACTTCTGATATTAATGTATCGGCCTTAATCTCTTCTGGTCCTGTTACAGTTTCCAACCCTACTTCCGATATTGTAGGTTCTGCTACTGTTGATGCCGATGTTACCAAGGAAGTATTTGTTAATAACTCATTCCTAATCGATCAAGATGGTAATAATATCACCGATCATGATGGAAACATTATTGCCGCGGGTGTAATTACAGAGTCTGCAGGCATTGCCTCAATTGAAGCAAATGTTACTAGGGTGGCGGCTGGTACTGCCGATATCATTGCTTCAGGTCTATCAATCTCGGTTGGTGGACTTGAACTTGTGGGTGTTGGTGTAATTGCCGGTGACGCTTCCATGACTTCAGAAGCTTCGGTTAACTTCCTAGCTTCGTTTGATGTTACGGCTTCAGGTTTAAGTGTATTTGCAGGTCATACTGAAAATTATGGTGCATTAAGTATATCTGGTTCAGCTTCAATGGTTTCGGATAGTACTAACGAATTAAATGCTTCATCCGATATTATAGGGTCAAGTTCGGTTGATTCGAGCTCATATATAATTTCCAATGCTACATCTGATATAGTAGCATCGGGTCTTACAATTTCTGCTTCATCTGTAAGCATAGATGGTGTTGGTATAGTGGGTGGTTCTGCCACCATGACCTCTGATGCTGCCGTTGACTTTATAGCTTCTTCTGATATTAATGTATCAGGTTCTATAGAAACATCTCCAATCAATGTAGCGACAATTGATGTTACAGATCTTGTCCTTGAAAATGGTGATAGTCTAATTGACGAGAATGGTGATAGTATAGTCATTATACCGGCCATTATTCATGATGGTGTTTCAACAATTACTGCATCCAGTGATAGAATTGCCGGTGGTTCTGCCGATGTAGTCGCGTCTGGTCTAAGTGTTGTATTTGGTGAAACTATACAGGCCGGTGCTGGTATAGTTTCAGGCAATGCTCTAATGACCTCTACACCTACTGTGGTTAATAACGCTACATTGGATATATCTGGCTCAAGTTCAATCGCTTCAATCGCTTCGGTAATTTCTAATTCTGAATCAGATATTATGGCTTCGGGCTTAATTGTATCGGCCGGTCACACCGATCATTATGGTGTACTGAATATAATAGGGTCTGGTCTTGTAGCAGTGGATGCTACCAACGAAATTAATACTACTTCCGATATAGTCGGATCGGGTGCAATCGCTGTAATCGCCACCAATAATAATGCAGGGTCTGGTATAATCACCGGCTCTGGTATATTATCAAGTTCAAGCGCAATTACCGCCAATGCTGCTTCCACCATAGTTGTAGAGGGTGCACTTGTTTCAATCTCCATGATTGAACATAATTCAATTAGTGTGGTTGCAGGCAATGCTCTAATGACCTCTACACCTACTGTGGTTAATAATACAGTATTAGATGTTGTTGGTTCGGCATTACTTAATATTGTTGGTATAACCTCAGCCAATGCTGAATCCGATGTAGTCGCGACTGGTCTTACGGTATTTGCAGGCCACACCGATAATTATGGCACCTTAGCTTTAACTGGTACAGGTTCGATGGGTGTTACCCCTACTAGTTCAAGACCAGTCATCTCCGATATTACTGGTACTGGTGCATTAGATACAGACATAACGGTAACATACAATGCTGGTGGTGTTATTACCGGTACATCTACTGTTGATGCCGATGTTACCAAGGAAGTATTTGTTAATAACTACTTCTTGACTGATGCTGATAATAATCAACTTGTAGATCATGATGGTAATTACTTCTCGGCCAATACTGTTACAGAGTCGGCAGGTATCGCTACTATAACGGCGAACGTTACTAGACAGGCCTCTGGTACTGGTGATATAGTCGCTACAGGCGCCACCGTATCTATTGGTGAAGTTGAACATATAGGTGTAAGTATTGTTGCAGGTAATGCTCTAATGACCTCTACACCTACGGTTGAATATAAACCTACATCCGATGTTGTAGCCTCTGGCTTAATTGTCTCGGCTTCGTCTGTTACAGAAGATGGTGTTGGTATTGTCGGTGGTTCTGCCACCATGACTTCAGAAGCTTCTGTTGTTAATAATGCGACTTCCGATATTATCGCTTCAGGCTTAAGTATAAGTATTGGTTCTACCGAACATATAGGTGTGGGTATCGTTGCAGGTAATGCTCTAATGACTTCAGAAGCTTCTGTTGTTAATAATGCGACTTCCGATATAGTAGCTTCAGGTCTTATAATATCCGCTTCTACTGTAACAGACTATGGTGTAGGTATTGTGGGTGGTAGTGCTACCATGACCTCTACACCTACTGTGGCTAATAATACAGTATTAGATATCTCTGGCTCAAGTTCAATCTCTTCCAATGCGATAGTAGACTTTAGACCATCTCTTGATATTGTAGGTTCAGCATCGGGTATCGCCAATGTATCTGTAACAACCAACGGTACTGGTGATGTGGTTGCATCTGGTCTAACGGTATTTGCAGGTCACACTGAATTACATGATTCACCTACCTTCACTGGCTCTGCATCCATCACCGCGGCTCCAAGCTTTGTTTACAATATTAGTAACGAAGAGTTCATGCTTGAGAATGGTGATGATCTAGTGCAAGAGAATGGTGACGCTCTATGGATCTCATATGAAGATTCATACTGTACTGCATCCGCCACCGCTGAAGCTACTGTTACTCATATTTACTTTGAAACTACCTACTTCATGGACCTTGAGAATGGCGATGAGTTCATACTTGAGAATGGTGATATACTACATCAGGACGGTGGAACATTCGTTGACGGTGGCTTAACGATTACAGCAAATGTTACAAGAAATGCCTCTGGTACTGGTAATATAGTAGCTTCGGGTACTATGTCTTCAACTTCTGAAGTTAATCATGATTCTAGTACAGAGGGTGCACAATCTTCACTATTCACCGGTGCAATATTTGATCTAGAACCTATTGTTGAAATCAGCGCCACTTCCGATGTAGTCGCGACTGGTCTTACGGTATTTGCAGGCCACACTGAATTACATGATTCACCTACAATGGTGGGTACTGCAACTCTTGCAGCCACTTCCACTGTATCAAACTCTGGTGTAGGGGCAATCTCTGGTACATCTACAATTGATGCAAGGGCCGGTCATACAATAACACCTACCTCTAATATCATTGCAGAGGGTGCACTTGTTTCAATCTCTGAAGTTACTTCTTCCGCGGTGGGTGCAATGATAGGTTCTGCCAACCTTGAAGTGATCTCATCTGTTACTAATAATGGTGAGGCTTCAATCTCTGGTGCAAGTTCAATCTCCACTACATCGCTAGTTACAAATAATGCGTCTTCCGATATGGTCGGGTCTGGTACAATTACATCAACATCTTCTGTTGCACTCCCTGCGGGTGGTGATGTAATCGCATCTGGCTTGAGTGTATTTGCAGGTCATACGGATAATTACACATTCGTTGATATGAGTGGTAATGCTCTAATGGGTACTACATCATCTACTACTAATAATGCTATTTCCGATATTGTAGCTTCATCCACATTTGATGTACAGATGTCTGTTGACTTCAGAGCTTCAAGTGATATTGTAGGTTCAAGTTCGGTGGTAGGAGCTCCTACCATTGAGGCTATATTAGTTAATGAACCATTGACTGACCAATCTGGTAATATTATCACAGATCAAGATGGTAATTACATATACGCGAGTAATACTACCGAAAGTGCAGGTATAGCTACAATGACTACCGCGGTGATTAGATATGCTGGTGGTTCTGCCGACATCATAGCCTCAGGCTTAAGTGTTAGTGTAGGTGAAGTTCAACAGAGTGGTGCTAGTATAATTGGTGGTTCCGCCATCATGACTTCTGCACCTGCGTTGGTTAATAACGCTACATTGGATGTTACGGCTTCAGGCTTAATTGTATCGGCCACTCACACAGAAACGGTTGGTGTAGGTTCAATCTCTGGTTCCGCCACCATGACTTCAATAGCTTCAGTTGTTAATAATTCTGAATCAGATGTTGTGGCTTCAGGCCTTACAGTAACAGCAGGTCATACGGATAATTATGGTGTAGGTCCTATCGTTGGTTCCGCCACCATGACTTCAATCGCTTCGGTAATTTCTAATTCTGAATCAGATGTTGTGGCTTCAGGCTTAATTGTATCGGCCACTCACACAGAGATGGTTGGCGTGGGTATAGTGGGTGGTAGTGCTCTAATGACCTCTACACCTACTGTGGCTAATAATACTGTATTAGATATTGTGGGTTCTGGCACTATAACATCTGCACCTAATACGGATAATTACGGCATATTAAGTATCACCGGTACAGGCACTGTAGTTTCCAACGCCATTGTTACTAATAACACTGTATTAGATATTGTGGGCTCTAGTACAGTATCATCTAATTCATTGGTGACTAATAACACTGTATTAGATATTGTGGGTTCATCTACTATATCTACCAACCCTACTCTTGTCAATAATACAAATATTGATGTTGTAGCCTCTGGCTTGAGTGTATTCGCCGGTCACACAGATCATTACGGTATATTAAGTATCACAGGCACTGGTACTGTTACTGCTTCCTCTGGTGTTGAGACCAATGATTCAGGTGATGTTACTGTATCTGCCACAATCGTATCTAGTTCTTATATAAATAATAATGTAACGGCCGACATTACATTGAGTGGTGCGGTGGTTTCAATCGCTGAGGTTGAGGCTAGTTCAATATGGACTACCGAGCCATTGAATACAAATGCGTTCAATAGTGGTGCTATGGGTTGGGGTAATATAGACGCCGCAGGCACAGATAATATATTGAATAATTCTGTAATGAATAGCGGTACTTTAGGTTAATATTATGAATGTAAATGAAAAATTAGATGAAGTATTTGGTATACCACCAGATCAAGACATAATGACTTCCTCTCACAAAGAGCGAGGTATTCCAGCACCTGTACAGGTAACTTCAAATCCAGATGATAGAAATCAAGACATAGATTCAGATTATGAGAAGGCTCGTGAACAGCTCCATAATCTTGTAATAAGAGGCAATGACGCTCTAGAAGGTGCTATGAATTTAGCTAAAGAACAGAGTAATCCAAGAGGTTATGAAGTTGTGGCTGGCATGATTAAAACACTCGCCGATACCACCAAAGAACTTCTTAATCTTCAGCAAGATATGGACAAATTAAAGAACGAAACCCCAAATACGGTTAATAATAATCTAAATGTTACATTAACCACTCATGAATTACAGAAGATGATTAATGGTACGTAATACATCAAGTTATTTAGGTAATCCACTCCTCAAACGCTCGGGTGAACAATTAAATTGGTCTGAGGAAATGGTTGCGGAATATTTGAAGTGTAAAGAAGATATTATATATTTTGTAAAGACTCATATGAAGATCATTCACGTTGATGATGGTCTAATTCCATTCGATACATACCCATTCCAAGACGAGCTTATAAATCATCTAAATGATAATCGTTTCTCCATAATCAAGACGAGTAGACAGGTTGGTAAGACCACAACATCTGTTGCATTCCTATTACATTATATATTATTCAATGAGAGCAAGGTTGTCGGTATTCTAGCCAATAAGGGAGCAACATCAAGAGAAATTCTTGGACGACTTCAATTGGCGTATGAGAATTTACCGAAATATTTACAGCAAGGTGTATTGGAATGGAACAAAGGCTCTATTGAATTAGAGAATGGAAGTAAAATCATCGCCTCTTCTACAAGCTCAAGTGCTGTTCGTGGCTTCTCATTCTCTACATTGTTCTTAGATGAAGCGGCTTTCATTCATGGTAATCTATTTTGGGAATTCTGGGATTCAATTTATCCTACAATTTCATCTGGTAAGCATACTAAGATTATAATGGTATCTACCCCGAACGGCATGAATCACTTTTATAAGTTTTGGAATGATGCTCAAGAAAAGCGTAGCTCATTTGTACCATTCGATGTGCATTGGAGTCTTGTGCCAGGTAGAGACGAAAAATGGAAGAAAGATACTATTGGAAATATCGGTGAAGATAGGTGGAGACAAGAATTTGAAGCGGAGTTTTTAGGTACTTCCAACACGCTCGTGAATGTAAATACATTATCTAGTCTATCATATAAATTACCGGAATTCTTTTCCAATGATATTTCATACTATAAATACCCGACGAAGGGTAATACATATGTAATGGCGGTGGATGTGTCCTATGGTAGAGGCCAAGACTATTCTACATTTTCTATAATGGATATTACTCAATACCCGTTTGAACAGGTCGCTACATATAGAAGTAATAGTATATCACCATTATTATTCCCGTCCATTATACAAAAGGTCGCTTTAGATTATAATGAAGCCTTCGTATTGGTGGAAAATAATGATATTGGTAAAACAGTCACTCAAGTACTGAACTATGAACTTGAATATGAGAATTTAATATCCATTGGCTCAGTTAAAGCCATGGATATAGGCATACGAATGACCAAGGCTACAAAGTCTCTTGGTTGTTCTATCCTAAAAGATTTGATGGAAAATCAAAAATTGATTATTGTGGACATGCACACTATACAGGAATTGTCTACATTTATTATTAGAGGGTCCTCCTACGCAGCCGAAGGAGGTGCTCATGATGATATGGTGATGAATTTAGTCTTGTTTGCTTGGTTTACCGGGCAATCAATGTTTAAAGAACTCACCGATTCGGATATAAGGCTTAAAATGTATCAAAGAAACATCGAGGACATTGAGGAAATGATGACCCCGTTCGGATTTACCAACGATATTGATGATGAAGATAATACATTTGTAGAAGATGGCTTAAGATGGAAGATAGTTTCATAAAGTCAAAATAATATAAATATATTAAGTAAAACATAAGTTTTTATTTTTAACACTATAAGGAGATAATATATGGGATTTGCTCTCTCACCAGGTGTTACAGTTAAGGAACATGACCTTAGTACTACTATTCCTGCCGTTGCCACTTCATTTGGTGGCATGGTTGGTAAGTTTACTACGGGTCCTGCTAACGACACAACTGTTATCACATCTGAAAACGAATTAGTTGCTACTTTTGGTACGCCAACTAATGACACCGCTGCTTCATTCTTCTCAGCTTCGAACTTCCTAAAGTATGGTAATAACCTTACTATTGTTCGTACTGTAGCTAATGATGCATTAAACGCTGCTTCCAACGGAACGGGCGTTGCAATTCATAACAAAGACGCATTTGACAATGGTAAAGCAGGTTTTGCTGCACCGGCATATGCAAGAAATACTGGCGCTGTAGGTAATTCAGTCACAGTTTCTTGGGCTGACGATCAAGCATTCGCTGCTTGGGCTCACGCAGGATTCTTTGACTCTGCTCCAGATACTGATACTAATCAAGAAATTGCAGTTGCAGTTCTTGTTTCTGGTACAGTTACTGAAACTTACACAGTTTCTCTAGTTGAAGGTAACAAAGACGCGGAAGGCAACAACATCTTTATTGATGATGTTATCGCTAATAAATCAAAGCATGTATACATGATTGCGGCTAATATGCCTACATCAGGTGATGTAGACGAAAGCACACCCGCTGCAGATACTGCAGACTACACGTTAAGTGCTGGTACTGATGGTGCTTCGGCTCCAACTGCTGGTAACTGGACCATCTCTTGGGATTTATTTGCCAACGCCGACACTTTAGATGTAAATCTATTGATTGCTGGTGCTGCTGCTGGTGAAGCACTAGAAATTGCTTCTACTGTTCAACGCTATGTTGTACAAACGGTTGCTGAAGGTAGAAAAGATTGCGTTGCATTCGTTTCTCCACCTAAAGATGAAATCGTTGGTATTGCCGCTGCCACTCAGTTAAGTAACTTACAGGAATGGCGTACCGCTACTGGTGGTTACACTACAAATCATATGAACATTAACTCTTCATACGGTTTCCTTGACGGTAACTACAAATACCAATACGACAAATACAATGACAACTACCGTTGGGTACCTCTTGCAGGTGACATCGCTGGTTTATGTGTATTCACCGACTCTTCTAAAGATGCTTGGTGGTCACCTGGTGGTCTTAATCGTGGTAAAATTAAAGGCGTTGTTAAGCTTGCCTTCAATCCAACGACTGGTCATCGCGATCAAATGTATAAATCTCCTTACGGTATTAACCCGGTTGTTTCTATGCCAGGTCAAGGCACTGTATTATGGGGTGATAAAACAATGCTAACCAAACCTTCTGCATTCGACAGAATTAATGTTAGACGTTTATTTATTGTGTTAGAAAAGGCTATTTCAACGGCTTCTAAATACATGTTATTTGAATTCAATGATGCTTTCACTAGATCACAATTCAAAGGCATGGTAGAGCCGTTTATGAAAGATGTTAAAGGCCGTCGCGGTATGTATGACTTCTTAGTTGTATGTGATGAGACCAATAACACGGGCGAAGTATTAGATCGAAATGAGTTTGTTGCAGATATCTACATCAAACCGGCTCGTTCAATTAACTTCATTACTTTAAACTTTATTGCTACTAAATCAGGCGTTGAATTCAGCGAACTGTTTGGCGCGGTATAATAGGAGAATAAAATGGCATTTAATATATCACAATTTAAAGGCGTCATGAATAAGGCCGGCGATCTATATCGCGGCAATTTATTCCATGTTAACATCAACGCTCCTGGCTTAGGATTTGATCAAGACTTTCAGTTTTTATGTAAAGCGGCTCAAATCCCTGCATCAACAGTAGAGGCGATTGAAGTACCTTACCAGAATCGTGTTGTTAAGATTGCGGGTGACAGAACTTTCGAAGATTGGACTATCACTGTTCTTAATGATCAAGATTTTAAATATCGTCACGCATTCGAACTTTGGATGCAGGGTATTAATCAACATGAAGGTAACAAATCTTTGAAGCCGGCGGATTATAAAGCTCAAATGTCTGTAACACCTTCTAAAAGAGATGATACAGCGATTGGTAGTTATGTATTTGAGGGTGCGTTCCCTACTGCAGTTGAAGCAATCGACCTTACTTGGGAAAGTGGTGCACAGGCTAACGAATATACCGTTACCATCGCATACGACTTCTGGGGTAAAACGTCAACGGCTGGCAACATTGACCA